GGAAATGTGAGAAAGACTCACATGAGGTTAGTAACCTTGACTCTTCTGTAGTAAACGTTAGAGTCTTTTGTCAATGCGCCAAGGCCAGCTGTTGCGCCTTCTGCATATGGGTTTGCAACCATACCGTAACGAGTCTTGAAACCAATCTTAGGTTGGAAGCTATCTGGATCAACAGCACGAACCATTTGTAGAGGAACGTATGGGCAGTAGAACAAGCCAGCGTCAAATGCGCTAGAACCTTTGTAACCTACAACCATATAGTTGCCACCAGCATATGGGTCGATGTAAACACGAACACGTCCGTTTAACACACCAGCAAATGTATTGCCTGTGTCATCAACGTTCAAGTTGTTGCTGTTTAGAGCAGGAGTGTAATCTAGAACACCAGCCATTTGAAGAGCAGAAGCTACATCAGATGAACAGATGATCATGTTACCCTTACCACGTCTTGTTGCTTTAGCGATTTGGTTTGCTTCACGTTCAACTTGGAACATCAAACCTTTGAACTTCTCAACTGACCAACGACCGTTAGAGTCTGTATCTAAGTCGAAACGACCAACTGTTGTTGTATTCTCAGTAGCACCACGTGTAGCAGTGATATTGATTGTACGAACAACTTCACGGTTAATTTCAGCAAGAATCTCAGCAGATAGAATGTTAGACAATTCTGTTTCTGCGTCTAGACCATGGATTGCTTTCAAGTCTTGTGCAAGTTCCATTGTGTATTCTGCTTTCAAAGCACGTGATTTAGCTGTAACAGTAACTTTCTCGATAGAGAATGCCATCTCAGCAAATGCAACGTTGCCAGAAGTACCAAGTGCTTCTGATTGTGCTGTAGACATACCAGAACCGAAGTTATAGATGCCTGTTTCAGCCAAGTTAGCTGTACCACTTGTTGTGTTACCTGGAACAGTACCAACCATCTTCTGGCCAAGTGTGTTAGCACCTGAAACAACAGAGGTGAATGATGTGTTAACTTCGTTGTAGAAGTTTTCAACACCAGCGTTAGAGCTGTTGCTGTACTTAGAACGCATTGCGAAGATCAAGCCTGTTGGGCCTGTCATTGGTTGTACGCCGCAGATGTCATAAGCAATCAAGTTAGGCATTGCACGACGAACCAAGCTGATTAAAACTGGATCGAACGTATCAATGTCATTACCTGTTTGGTTAGCAGGTGCTGCTTCTGTCAATGTTTGTGGAACATAGTGATTAGCTTCGCGAAGAGCTTTTTCTGTATTCTCTAGAATAACAGCTGTTACACTTCTACGGTGCGTATCTTTGATAGGGGCCAAGTCTGGGTGAGCCAGGATTGGCTCCCACTTTCTTTGGATGTCTTCTTGTAAGTTCATGTGGATCTCCTTAGAGGGTTAATATGATTTTATTTATACTTTTGAATTTCGCGCGATTGAATTATAGTAGCGTTTAATTCCTGCATCTTGGAAAGAAACTTGAGTTTCTTCATTTAGATCGTTGTTACCAATCGCTTCTTCTTCTTCTCTGATGTCTTGAGCTGCTGGTTTTGATGGGAAATAGTTCTCCTTAACAAGAACTAACTTTCTCATATAGTTGTCTGATCCGTCAAAGTCAATACCCTCTGCTAGCTGACGAAGTTTTTCAACTTGTGTCATAACTAGGCCTTCTGCTACTTGATCAAAGATTTCGTGCTTTGAGTATTCGCTAATTGATTTAGACAGCTCAATGTTTTCATTAATCTGTGCATTCAATTTGTCTTCTAGTTGCTCAACAGTTGCTGTCAACTCTTCCAACACGTTCAATTTGTCTTCTGGAATCTCGATATAGTTTTCAGCAAATAGCTTCTTCATACCTTCCATGAACTCTTCTGTGATTTCTGTTCTTAGAGAATGCTCAATAGCAACTTCGTTTTCTGCCATCCACTGCTCAACACAATAGTCGAGATAGTCATCTAGTTTAGACGACATCTCAGTAGTAACTTCTTCAAGAGCTTCTTCTAGTTTTGTTGAGTATTGTTCTTCTAGATCTGCGATTTCTTCAGCAATGCGTACTTGAACAGCAGCTTCGAAAATAGTAGATGCTTTTTCTTTGAAGTCTTCGGAAAGATCTTCTCCGTTAAACATTGCGTCGATATGCTCTTTCATTGCTGCGCCTTTCATTGCAACGGATGCTTTATTCTGAGCAGACATATCACCAGTTGGAGCTGTGTTGTTTTGTGGATCAGTTTCTTCCTGATCACCAGCTACTGACTGAGGATTCATGTCGCCTTGACTTTTAGAATTAGGCAGTGTGGTTTTTTTAGTGCCAGCATCAGGAACCATAGAGACTCCTGTAGCGCCACCACCCACTGTTAATTCATCTAATTGTTTTCTTGTTGCCATTTATAACTCCTTAAATGTTCTTTTATTATTTATATTTTAAATTCTTACAGTGAGCGAAGGAATTCTGAGAAGACTTTAATCTTCTGTTCTTCTAGATTGCGGCTAGAAGTCTTTTGAATTTCTTTTTTCATTTCTTCAAGACGCTGTGCCTTGAGAATACCATTGTCCCAAACCCATTCTACTCCCTCCATGATGCCTCTTACGAATGCCTCAGGAGCTGATGGATCTGCAACGATATCAGCAGCAGTGGCAAGATGAAAGTCATCCTGTACTTCATTGATACCTTCTCTGTTTGCAACAAGAGAGCCCATACCTCTTGAAGAAACACCAAGCTTTGCACCTTCACTCATCAAGTTTTTAACAATTTGACCATAAGGAGTATCCATAATCTTTGCTCTGCCAACAAAGTTAGATCCTTCTTTGACTAACTTTTGTGTCATGTGCGAGACACGCTCAAGGTTAATATTAGGACCAGATGGATGACCTAATTCGCCAAACGCTCTGTTCTCTTTAACATACTCTGTATTATATCTATTGACTTCTCTCTCAAGAATGTTACTCTTATACATTCTACCGTTACGGTTAGGTAAGTCGGCTTGCATGAAGATGCCTTCAATAAAGTAGTGATTCTTACCTTCTTTTTCTTCTACAAGAAAATTTACACTCTCGTTAACTTCGCACATGAGCTTCATCTTAGTTCCTCTTAATATTCGCTAGTGAATGTAGATACTTTTTGGAAATCAATAATAAGTGTACTATTTGCTGATGTACAATTTACAACCACATTAGCTGATGGATCTACTTGAATAGATGCTCCGTTGCCTGCAAAATCTAAGTATACTGATGTCTCGGCAAAAAGTATATTATTAGCTCCACGTGCTATTTTCCAAAAACCACTATCTAGTCCATACCATACTTGGTTAATATGAAGACCAGTAACTGTTTCCCCAGCAATACCGGAGTTTGCTGAAGCTACTGTTAATTCTGTGTTAGATGTAAAAAGGACAACAAACTTGCCGCCCTTTTGGTTAATTAATGTTCTACTCGCCATCTTGCAGCTCCAATTGTTCTAAGAATTCAATCATTTGTTCTGGATCTTCGTCAAGAATCTGCTCAAAGATCTCTTTATTTTCATCAGATAGATTTTCGTAAATTGTATTGAGTAATTGAGTTAGTTCTTCATCTTCTGTCAACTCTTCT